TGTTGCTGTGTCGTCTGTGTCTTGTATTCTATATCCTGCTATCTTGCCCTTGAAAAGTGTTATTGCTTGATCGCCAGCACTGTCACCTATAAGCGTTTCTGTTACAGGATTGAAAAACACACGTCTTACTGTGACATTTTGATTTATTTGGTTTGACTTTGCCAATGTTTGTACTGAGGTCAAATCCAAGGCACTGAGTACAATGTTGATACTTGTTATTTGTAGGTCCGCTGTCTCTTGGGTTTCTGAGATGCCCAAAAAATTGCCTTGTGCTGAATAGGATTGGCTGTTGTAGGTAACATCATAAGGTCCATCCGTATAATAAAGATCTGAGGCTCCATTTACACCAATGTCAATTAGTGTGTAGCTGATTAATTCATCACCAGCTAAATGGCTGTTTTGTACGGAGCTGAATTCTCTCGTCATTAGATCGCCTCAATTACATCTATTTCATATTCAACTAATTCATCTGTTCTATAGCCAAATTCTTGAACATCATTGTTCAATATCATTCTAAAAGGCACATTGGTTGAAGTAATTGCTTCTTCATCCGTTAGTGCTTCTACAAGTCCAGGCTTGATGTTTAGTACGGCACCGCCTGCTGAATCCGTGTTTATGTCTGTTGATGCCATGTATACTTTTGTATGGCCAGCAAATCTTACAACATCACCTGCTTTTAACAATACTTGGTCACCTAGTGCCGTTCCTGCTGAGTCTGGTAGTGTTGTAATGTTAATTGTTGTATCACCTGCTGAATGTGCCCCATCTACAAACAATCTACCATCTATTATTGATGCTATGCTTTGTCCTGTTACAATATCAGTTGCTTGTGATTCACTTACAGTTGGTATGACAATATCAAATTCATTTAGTCCACCATCTGTTTGTGCTATGAAAGCCTGTATTGGTCTAAATTCTGCTTGTGTCATTGGAGGAAACTGTAATGTACCTCCAAACACAGTTGTTGAATTTGTTGCTCTAATAATCCTACCACTTGCGGCTTGTGTTCTTTTTGTGCTGGTATTCATTGAAAAATTTACAGACTGAAAACCAGGTGACGTTGGAAATGTACCTATGTATGCCATTATACTACACCCATCCTTCCTTGTTGTCTCATTGCGTTGTTAATAATACCAGTAATTGTTGCCCTTCTTTCTACAAGTAGGTCATCAAAGTCTCTTGCGTCAACAGTATTGATGTTAAAGTTTACAGTAACTGGTTGACTGCGACCTCCTATGCCATCAATTGCTTCTGCTACCTCTCTTGGTATAACAGTTGAAGGTTGTTTTGGTACAATCAGTTCAGGACCATCCTCACCTACCACAGCACTTTGTCCTGCCCTTAAGGCACCACCTCTTTGTGCTCCTACAGGTTGTTGAGATCTAATAGTTGCTACCTGTGCCAAACCTGCCGCTACTGTTGCCGCCGCCGCAATAAAGTTGAATGGCGGTGGATAAGTTGCTAGGGCTTTTGTGGCACCTTGATATGTGTTAATGATTGCTTCTGCTATAGCAAAGGCTTTCATTGCCGCAAAAAACTTTTTGTTTTGTGATCCTAATGCTTCAAAAAACTTTTTACCTTGTGAAATACCAAACTGTGTTTTTTCAAGTTCTGATTTCTTTTCAAATTCAATGCGGTCATTAATTATTTCTGCGTTTCTTTCTTCAAAGCCACGTCTTTGTAAAAATTCTTTTTCTTTGAGTGTTAACGCTCTTGAGGTTGCGTTTTCATTTTCTCCTAATGCTTGACGAATGTTACGCATTTGGAGTTCTTTGATTCTATCTTCAAATTTCTTTATTATTTCAAAACGCCTTCCTTGGAACTCTTGTTCTAGTAATTCTTTATTTGTGTAAAACTGATTATCTATATCAACACTGTCGTCTAAGAAACTTCTCTGATCATCCAAAGCCATGTCATATGCTTTTCTAAGATTAACAAGGTCTTTTTGAAGTGTAGCAAAAGAAGTATTTTTAAATACTGCCTGTAGTTTTTCTCTTTCTTTCCTTTGTTTTTCTGTTTCCTTGGTATTTTGTTTTGTTTTATCAGTGTTAACACCCATTGCCTCATTTACTTTAGGCAACGTAATTTCTCCATAATCTCTTGTTAACGCATTTGTTTGTTTCAATTGGTCAAATTGTTCTCTAGCAATTTTGTTTGCTTCGTCATGTGACAAACCAGCATCAATGTAGGCTTGTTTCAGTTCATGAAGTAAACTTGTACCTGCTTCATTGGCTTTTTGTACTAATTCACTTGTGCTAATGTAATCTTTAATAGTTTCTACAGTATCGTCAACTGCTAATGATACAGCATTGAATCCTTCAACTGCTAGATCCTTTATTTCTTCACGTAATTCAGAACTACTTGTTTTTATAATTTTTTGGAAGCCTAAAAATTCAGCTACAGCGTTTATACCATCTATTACTGAATTGACCAAGAAGTCAAAAGCGCCTGTAATTTTTTCTACTATCTTGGCAAAACTGTCTTTTAAGAATGTTCCCACTGCGGCAAACACCTCACCCATCTTGTTCATTACTGCTGACACTTGGGCAATGGTCCTTCCTAGTCCATTTTCCATTGACAGGAACGTAATTACACTTGCCGCCGCTACAGCTAACAATCCAATTGGATTTCGTGCCATGGCCAATGTCATTGCCTTAACACCATTTGTAACCATTTGTAAGGCTTTTACCAATCCAGCACCACCAAGCACAGCAATAGCAATTTTTGTGCCCATTATTAATTTTTCTATATCAAAATTCATCTCTTTAAAGAATTTTGTTGTTTTGAACACAGCAAATCCTAAATTATCACCTATTTCTTGTGCCAATGGTATGGCTCTTTGTAGTATTTGTGATAGGAATCCAACGCTATCTCTTAGTGCGTCATTCAATCCACCTTCACCAATAGCAGTTGCGAAAGCATCACTTGAGTCTTTCAAGTTAGATAAAGCACCATCAAGTGTTGCGGCTCTGTCAGCAATACCTGTGGAGAATCTACCACCTTCTTCACCAAGTTTTTTAATGGTTTCAATTACCTGTTCACTGCTATCTACAACAGCTAATTGTTGGTTACCTAAAGCAACAGCAAATTTGCCATTTTCTCTACGTACCTTGATACCAAATTCTTTTAAACGTTCAAACTCACCAACCAATGCGTCTGCTACAGCTTCACCAAATTGTGTAAAGGTTTTGTTGTTAGCGGCCGCTATGTTTCCAAACGCTCTTAGGCTATCTGTTGTAGCATCAATGCCGTTTCTTTTTAGAATTACAAAAGATTGTGTTATTTCATCAACAGTAAATGGAGTTGTAGAAGCAAATTTTTGTATTTCGCTGAACGCCACACTTGCCAATTCAGCACTTCCCGTAACAGTCTTTAATTGTGCTCTTAACACTTCAAAACTTCTAGAAGTGTTTACAATATTTTTAATAAGACCAGCACCACCAATAGCACCCAAAGCCGCTACTGCCAAACCAGCAACCTGATTTACAGATATTAAGGATCCTTGGACATCTTTCAGCCTTTTGTTTATGTTCCTTAGTGCGCCTTGTGTTTTATCTACGGCGCGGATTTCTAACGTTTGTGTTGCCACGGCTCATTGCCTCCTTACTTTTATCCTGTTGTAGTTTGAACCAACCATACCAAAGGTTTATCTCTAGGACACTGAGATTAACCACTTTCTCCAACGGCATATGAAGCGTTTCTGCTATACGCATCAATAATTGGAGTTCAGTGTCCTCCTTTAGTTTTTTTCAATGGCCTCATATTCAGAAGTCGCATTGTTTAGTTCTCCACAAACTTTTAAAAGTACCTTAGGATCAGCTTCATTCATTAACGCACTTTTGTCCATTCTAGTAAACATAGGTTTACCATCTGGATCCAAAGCCTTTTGAATTAGGCTTTCTACCAATGCTTCAACAGTTTGTCCGTTTTGCTGTAATTGAAGTATTCTACTTTCAACAGCAAATGGATATGTTGCTTTATAATAAATGTCTGTTTGCCATTCAGGCACTCTTATTTTGTTTAAACCACCAGCCAATTGATCTTGGTAGTGTTTTTTGATGTTACTCATCACGCTCATTTATATCTCCTTTGTGATATCTCCCTAACAGTAGGCCCTAATATACCGTTGGGGGCTTGTTTTGAGTGACCTTTTTCTAGGACGTCAATGTAGGGCACACGGTTGACAACACGTTTCTCTTGAAACGCACTTTCTAGGCGCCAACCGCGTCTTGCTCGTCCTTTATCAATAGGTGTACGCTTTACAGCTACATCCTTAATATCTTTGGCCACAAGGTCTATGAATCTCTCTTTTTCTCGTTCAAGAGAGGCCATTACCCGTTGATTGCCTAGAACCCTAATTTGTAACATTACAATTACGCACTCGCAATCGTTAATGCTCCAGAACCTTGGAAGTTGACTGTAGCTGTGATAAGATCATCAAAACTTGCTGTTCTTGATACAGAAGTTACAACGACTGAACCACTAAACTTTTGTCCACCACCACTTGGTGCTGTTGTATGGAATTCAACGCTTAATGCGCCATCATTTGACGGATCAAAAGCGTTACTTGCCGCTGTATGATCACTGTCATAAATGACTTCCATTGATCCAGTGAACTGATGTAGTCCACTCTTGTATGTTCTTGCCGCATCGCCCATGACTGTGTCTTCAATCACATCTTTTGTGTGTTCCACTGTCCAGGAACGAACTTCAGCAATAGTAGTTAGACCAGCTGTATCTTCGTGTGTGATATCAACTTGTCCATTCTCACCTGTAAATGTTGCCATGATTATTCCTCCTTGTTGGCAGTTGTATCATCTTCGTCTTCAACTTGTTCTGGTGCGAGGTCTTTTAGTTCCTCTTCATCATTCCAAGCATAATCCGTAGATGTTTCTGAAGTCACTTGGGCATCCGCAGTAATTTTTTTCTTACTACTTTTGCGGGGTGACTTTTTTTCTGTTGGTTGGTCATCAACTATTGTCCAACCTTGCTTCAGAAACCTTTGTACACGATCTTCCTCAACAGGAATGATCATGTTGTTATTATCTAACATTCTTGTATATTTTGTTGGCATTATGTCGCTCCTTTAGTAAATGAGTAATGTACTTCCGCCACCATATTAAATTCACCTAATGGTGGTGTTCTGTCCACTACAGTTATTTCAGTGACTCGCGTCGTTGCCGCACGAGCACTTGTCAAGTCCCTGTCTCTATTTGCGTTGAGCTTTTCTTCAATGCGTTCTATTAGTTCATTACGCTTTTCATCAACGCTTTGTACATGACCTTGACGTCCGTCTGAACGCACATATCCTCTAATGTTTATTTCTATGATGCC